CTTCGGTCAGCAAGGTGTAAAAGGCTCCCCAAAGAAAAAAGGTGAGAGCAAAGCCTCTGCAGCACGCAGAAGAAGTTTTAAAGCTCGCCACGCGAAGAATATCGCTCGTGGCAAGCTTTCCGCGGCTTACTGGTCTGACAAGGTTAAGTGGTAAGTACCACTCACTAATAGAGAAAACACAATGATTGGTCCATACGCGTTAGACATTGCAAGAAAAGCTGAGCGAGACTATCGCTTTCAGCATATATTTGGAGTAAACCTAAACATTGTTTCCGGTACTAATCATATTTGGACTGGTACAGGTGCTTACCCATGGCTTTCCTCTGCTTCGGTACTTACAGTAGTCAGTACTTCAGGGTCAGATACTGGCACGCTGACGATTGTTGGACTCGACGCGAACTATCTTCCTCTTGTGGAAGAGATTACACTGACTGGAACTACGCCTGTAGTTACTACTCAATCCTTTTTCCGCGTAAACTCGATGACCTTTAGGCCCCCAAACGTTGGAGTAATTACTGCCTCTGTAGGAGCGTCTGTAGTCGGGCACATTAGTGCAGGTGAGGCACAGGCACTAGCCGCAATATACACAGTTCCAGCAGGTATTACAGCCTATGGAACCCAGCTAACTGTAGGGCTAGGAAAAGGCGGGGATGCACGTTTTGATGTTCGTATTCGTTTAGCCGGTGGAATCTTCTACACAAGAGCTACTATAGAGATTTATGAGAGTACCTTTACTCAGACCTATAGCGTACCTGTTCAAATTCCTCCAAAATCTGATATTGAATTCCTTGCAATTACGAGTGGAAACAATTTCAAGGGAACCGCATCTTTTGACTTAATCCTGGATAAACTCTAATGTCTATACAAATTAGTAGAGCAGATATTATCTCTACGGAAATACTAGAGTATCCTAATACTACTCGCTTTCTAAAGCTCCCAGTAAAGCCTTACTTGGAGCTTTTAAATATCGATCCTCTTCCTTCTCAGATAGCTTTAATTAACGCGATAAACTGTCCAAAGTATCGTTTTATTGTAGCCGCTCTTTCTCGCCGTCAAGGTAAAACTTATATTGCAAATATCGTGGGACAGCTCGTCGCGCTCGTTCCAGGTTGTAATATTCTCATTATGTCACCGAACTACTCTCTATCCCAGATCTCATTTGATTTGCAGAGAGGCTTGATTCGTCACTTTGATATTGAAGTAACTCGTGACAATGCAAAAGATAAGATTATTGAGCTTTCAAATGGTTCGACAGTACGTATGGGATCGGTAAATCAAGTGGACTCGACTGTTGGTCGTTCGTATGACCTTATTATCTTTGACGAAGCGGCACTAACTTCAGAGGGCGAAGAAGCCTTTAACGTATCTCTACGCCCTACGCTCGACAAAGATAATTCAAAAGCTATCTTTATCTCTACACCTCGTGGTAAGTCAAACTGGTTTTCCCGTTTCTTTGAGCGTGGATTCTCAAAGGACTTTCCTCAGTGGATTAGTATTCGAGCGACTTATAAAGATAATCCTCGCATGAGCGAGGAGGACGTAGCGGAAGCCCGTCGTTCAATGAGCAATGCGGAGTTTCGACAAGAGTATGAAGCGGACTTCAACGTCTATGAAGGCCAAATTTGGAAATTCAATTCTGAACTATGTGTTGCAGACCTTAGTGAACTCGATGTAAGAAGAATGGACAAATTTGCTGGACTGGACGTTGGACTTCGTGACCCAACAGCTTTCGTAGTTGTTGGGTATGATTGGGACTCAAATAAGTACTACGTACTTGATGAGTACTTTGACAATGAAAAGACTACTGAAAAGCATGCAATTGAAATACAGAAACTTATTGACAAATGGGACCTAGATTATATCTTTATTGACTCTGCAGCTCAACAAACTCGCTTTGACTTAGCGCAGACTCATGACATATCTACTACAAACGCCAAGAAGTCTGTAGTGGATGGAATCTCTTATGTAGGCGCGATTATTGATAATGATAACTTAGTAGTGGATAGAGAGTGTTCAGAAACTCTACGATGCTTAGATGGGTATCAATGGGACCAAAATCCTAATCTTATAAAAGAGAAGCCGAAGCATAATATAGCATCCCACATGGCAGATGCCTTAAGATACGCGCTATACTCATTCGAAATCTCACAGAGGACTTTCTAGCACATAGGTGGGAAAAATAATGTTTGACATAGTATCATAAGTTAGCTATAATTCTGGTATTGAGAAATAAAAAATGCCTTTGAAAAGAGATAAAATTAAATTTATACGAGATAGAGCAAAGTCAGGGTACCAAAAAGGTCCTGAGTGCTATATTTGTAAGGCAACAGAAAAGCTTGACTTTCACCATTACTACTCTTTAACCCCTCTACTGAATAAATGGTTAAAAGAGAGTCCCTCCAAAAAAGAAGAAGATATTCTAGAATGGAGAGACGAATTCATCCAAGAGCATCAAGCAGAGCTATACGATCATACAGTAACTCTTTGCCGAATGCACCATTTAAAACTTCATTCGATTTACGGAAAAGACCCTGCCCTCGCTACTGTTAACAAACAGAAAAATTGGGTAGAAATACAAAGAGATAAGCATGGCATGGTTTGATATTTTTCGAAGATATACTGTAGACGTGGAGGAGAAGTTAAATCCTGCACAGTCCCATATGGGTAATAAAGTAGAGCCTAGTAGAGAACCGACTTACTCATATGAGCGTTACTACGAAGAGCTAGAAATTGTAAATCGTGGCGTAAACCTGATTGTAGACGATGCAGCAGAAATTAATTGCAAAGTGGGTCAGCCAGTCCCAGTTTCCTCTAGCATTAAAGGTATTAAGCGTGTAAAGGTAAATAATTTACTAAACATAGAGCCAAATCCTTTTCAGGACATTAATACCTTTAAACGCAATCTAATTATTGACTTTATTCTAGACGGCAACATCTTTATATATTTCGACGGTGTACACCTGTATCATCTTCCTGCCTCGAAAGTATTTATTCATACAAGTGATACTACCTATATTGAGAAGTTCACTTTTAATGAAAAGATTACTTACCTTCCTAGTGAAATCATTCACATAAAAGATAACTCATTTTACTCTATTTATAGAGGTGTGCCAAGATTAAGTCCTGCACACAGAACTATGGATCTACTAAGGAAGATGAGAGTATTTCAGGATAACTTTTTCAAGAATGGAGCTATCCCAGGACTCGTGCTAACTAGCCCGGATACTCTATCAGAAAAAATTAAAGAGCGTATGCTTCAGTCTTGGCAGTCTCGGTATAGCCCCGAAGGTGGTGGTCGCAGACCCTTAATCTTAGATGGCGGTATGTCAGTTGATTCACTGTCGAATGTAAACTTTAAAGACTTAGATTTTCAATCAGCAACTGGAGAATGTGAAAAAACTATTCTAAAAGCGTTGGGAGTACCTCCAATCCTTCTAGACTCGGGAAATAACGCAAATATTCGCCCAAACCTACGCCTCTACTACTTAGAGACAGTTCTTCCAATAGTTCGTAAGATGAACTTCGCATACGAAAGATTCTTCGGATTCAAGATAGAGGAGGATGTAACTAACATTCCGGCCCTACAAGCGGAGCTAAGTGACCAGTCTTCCTACTATACTTCTTTAGTAAATACAGGAGTAATTAGCCCGAATGAGGCTAGGGAGAAGCTAGGATTTGAGCCCATCGAAGGACATGATAATTTAAGAATACCTGCTAATATTGCAGGAAGCGCAGCAAATTCTGGAGAAGGTGGAAGACCTGCCCAGGCCACAGAAGGAGATAGTGATGTCTAATTTAAGACAGAGAAAGAAGGGACTTAGGGATTTAGCAATGTATTTTGCTGAAAAAGGCAAGGTACTCTCCCAACAGGAGTATATTGATGCCACGGATAAGCCTATTCCTTTCTCTGGTATACGTAATGTGTTTCGTTCATACTCACGAGCAGTAGTAATGGTAGAAAGAAGCGAGCCAGAACTTTGGGAAATGATTAAAGCACCCAAAGCTACAGTAACCCCTAAAGTTGAAGTGGCAAAGCCTACCGTCAAGGTAGAGGTGCCCAAAGCTATAAAGAGTAAAGAAGATGGAAAAGATATTTAATCTTACATCTACGTTTAAAGCTCTAGAAGATCAAGAAGATGGTAGTGTCCTTATTCGAGGAATGGCTAGTACTTCAGATTTTGACCGCGCGGGGGATGTTATTTCCGCCGAAGCTTGGACAAAAGGCGGTCTAGAAAATTTTAAGCGTAATCCTATAATTCTATTTAATCATAACTATGATAAACCTATCGGAAGGGCTACTGGCCTGAAGACTGGACCAAATGGTTTAGAATTAGAAGCAAGAATTAGCAAAGCTGCTCCCGACGCAGTAGCTCAGCTAGTAAAAGATGGCGTTCTTGGAGCCTTTTCCGTTGGTTTCCGTGTCAAGGATGCTGATTATATTAAGGAAACTGATGGACTATTGATTAAGGATGCTGAATTATTCGAGGTATCGGTTGTTTCCGTTCCTTGCAATCAGGCAGCTACTTTCTCGCTATCTAAGTCCTTTGACTCTATGGAAGAGTACGAGGCTTATAAGAAAACTTTCATTAATCGTGTCGATCTAGCCGGTCAGTCTCTGGCTAAAGAAGATGTTATTGCATCTAGCGTAGCTAGCGACACACCGAAAAAGACGGGCGAGAAGCCCAAAGTAAAGGAGACAAAAATGTCAGATCAATTCGACCTGGAAGCTTTTGCAAAGAGAGTAGCAGATGAAACTGCCGCAAAAATTGCAATGAAGCAGGCAGAAGAAAAAGCAGTCGCTGCTAAAGCCGCTGAAGACGTAGCCATTAAAAAGGCTCAAGAAGAACAAACTCGCGTAGCTCTTGAAACTGGTGCAGAAAAACTGCATAAAGATCTAGAAGCTAAGTTCGCAGAAAAAGACGCTAAGTTCGACCAAATCGTAGCCCAGTTCAAAGCTGAGATTGAAGAAAAAAGCGTAGAGCTTGCAAAAATCCGTGACTCCAAGCGAGTTTTCTCGGATCGCGGCACCGATAGGGATCTAACCAAGTTTGGTAAAGACTTCCTGTACGGCCATATGCTAGGCGTAATGACTGGTAAAGGCTGGAACACCAAGTTTGGTACTGGTCTGCTGCAGAAAGCTGGTATTGACTACACTACTAACGCTGGCGATATTGACCAGGAAGTTTCTCGTATGATCGAGAAAGAAGTAACTCTGGAACTCCGCACCGCCGGTATGTTCCGTGAGATTCCTGTAAATGCAGCTGCAACTGTTCTGCCTATCCAGCCTGATGTTGATCCTGCTGTATTCCAGACTGGTGCTGCTACTGCTGGTAACCTAGAAAACCGTGGCGCAAGCGATGCTACGTATAAAGTAGCTCAGGTTGTCCTGAATGCTTATCGTCTAATCTCACAGACCTACATGGACAATAACATTGATGAAGAAGTCCTTGTAAACCTGATGCCTATGCTAATAGAATCTGTAGCTCGCGCTCACGCTCGCGCTGTAGATAACGCTATTGTTAATGGCTCTGGTTCTATCACCGGTCTGTCCGGCTACGCTACTGCTAATACTGCAGCTAACCTAAGCCTTGCTGGTGGGGATATTCTAACGGCTGCTAAACTGCTATCTTGCCGTCAGCTGATGGGCAAATACGGCGTACGTCCTTCCGATGTAGCTTACATCGTTAGCCAGAACCGTTATTTCGAGCTGATCGAAGACAGTGGCTTTGCAGATATCACTGACGTAGGCTCTGACGCAGCTACCAAGATCACTGGTGCAATTGGTGCAGTTTACGGTTCTCCTGTAATCGTTTCTGACTCTTTCGCAGCAGAAGCTAATGGTACCGCAGCGGCCTTCGCAGTGAACCTGCGCAACTTCATTATCCCACGTCTACGTGGTGTAACAGTTGAAACTGATTACGAAGTAAGTAATCAGCGTCGTGTTATCGTTGCTACCCAGTCTCTCGGCTTCGAGGAACTAGTAGCAGATGCAGCTGGTAACTACAGCAGCATTAAGATTAACATCGTAACCTAATATAGGTTAAGCTCGGGGGTTAACACCCCCGAGTTTTTACTACTGGACTTATGGCAAATTTAATTACTGTACAAGATTATAAAGACGCAGAAGGCCTTACTTCTACGAAAGAAGACTTTCGCCTTGAACTTTTAATTACTTCTGTGAGTCAATTGGTAAAAACTTATTGTGGAAATAGCTTAATTGATTATTATACTACCCCAAAAGTAGAAACTTTTAGTATTAACTGGGACACTAAAGTTGTTCAGCTCACCGAAAGCCCTATCCTTGTAGTGTCAACCGTAGAAGAGCGTGCAGGGTACCAAGATTCCTATACAATTCTTGGAGCATCAGAATTCTATGCAGAGCATTTAACAGATAGTATTTTTAGAACAACAGGTGGTCAGGGATACAGAAACTGGGCAAAAGGCCCTGGAGCTGTAAGAGTTACCTACACCGCTGGGTATCAACAAGTCCCTGCGGATTTAAAGCTCGCAGTACTAGACTTAATTACTTATTATCTAAAGGATGAGTATAAAGAGCGCCAAACATTGGCGGGAGCTTCTATTCAAAATAACACTACTACGGTTAATTCTGCAGAATTCCCTGCCCATATTAAAAGAGTCCTAGACTTCTATAAGAACTTCTAATGAGTAATCGTAA